GAATGTATTAATATAAACAATGAGTATCGCAAACATTATCAACTCGATGAAAGAGAGGAAAAACAAAATGTCAGTTATGAATAAACTACGAAAGAACAGTAAGATTAAATCTACCGAGATACTTTCGGAATCTAAATTCTTTAATGATCGTGAAGTAATTAGAACACCAGTGCCTATGATCAATGTGGCGCTATCTGGTGATCTCGATGGTGGTATTACTTCTGGGCTCACAGTTCTTGCTGGTCCGAGTAAACACTTTAAGACTTCCTTCGCGCTTATGATCGCAGCAGCATACCAGAAAGCCAAACCAGAATCAGTAATTTTGTTTTACGATTCTGAGTTTGGGTCACCACAAAGTTATTTTACTAACTTTGGTATTGATACTGATCGCGTGCTTCATACTCCTATCGCAAATGTAGAGGAACTGAAGTTTGATTTGATCAGTCAGCTAGAAAACCTTGAAGCTACAGATGACGTTATTATTGTTATCGACTCGATTGGTAATCTTGCTTCAAAGAAAGAACTCGAAGATGCTATGAACGAGAAATCAGTAGCAGATATGTCGCGAGCAAAGGCACTGAAAGGTTTGTTTCGAATGTGCACACCCTATCTTGCGATGAAGAATATTCCCATGATCGCAGTCAACCACACTTACAAAGAAATCGGTATGTTCCCGAAAGATATCGTATCTGGCGGTACTGGAATTTATTATTCTGCAGACAACATATGGATTATCGGTCGTCGTCAGAATAAAAATGGTACAGAAGTTACTGGATATGATTTTGTTATCAATGTCGATAAATCGCGTTTTGTTAAAGAAAAATCTAAAATCCCGATTACTGTTACTTGGGAAGGCGGCATCGAACCCTATAGTGGTTTGCTAGATGTGGCTCTTGCTGGCGGATACGTTGTAAAACCTTCGAATGGTTGGTATCAGTTTATGGATGTTAAAACTGGCGAACTCATCGGAAATAAACTACGCGAGAAAGATACCTTAACCCCTGAGTTCTGGGAACCGATTTTCAATGAAACTGATTTCAAACAGTTTGTTAAGAATCTCTATGGTATCGGTATTCCCTCTGCTGTAGATATGGGTGAATTAGAACAAATTTTGGAGATTGAAGATGAGCCAGCAGAACAGTCAACAACCGAAGACGATGACGCTTGATATAGATTATGAGATCACTCCAACATACAGAGTAGTTAATGAAACTCAATATGAAACTACCAGCTGGATTAAAATCCTGACTGGTAGTTTTTCGGGTGTTCTCTTTGAGTTTAAAAAATTAGATTACGATTCTCAAAAACAATCTATTGATTTCCAGTTTTCTCTATTAGATAATAATGGTACTGGCGTAGAAGCTGACGACGAAACTCTTCATGAAGAAGTTGGTTTGATCGTTAAGGATATTGTATACCGCGCTATGAAAGAATCGATCGATAATCGTATGGCTGAAATGAAGTTGGAAAAATCGCAAAATGACGAGTGATTCTGTACAAGATATTGTGCTGCGTAGTTTCTTCACGAATGAAAAATACATGCGTAAAGTTGTACCATTTATTGATTTGAAATATTTTGAGGGAGTACAGAAAGAGTTTTTTAAACTGTTTGTAAAATATGTTGGGAAATATAATGTCGCCCCAACAAAAGAAACATTCCGCGTTTTGTTGGACGAATCCGAAGTAAATTTTAGCGAGGATAATTATGTTTTCGCTATGGATTTAATACCTCGGTTGTTTGAACCCGTCGAGGCAGAAGAGAAGTGGCTCCTAGACACTACTGAAAAGTGGTGTCAGGACCGAGCTTTGTATAATGGTATTATGGAATCTATTAGTATCATTGACGGTAAACACAAGTCGCTGACAAAAAATGCTCTACCAGATATTCTTTCGAAGGCATTGTCCGTCTCCTTCGATACGAACATCGGTCATGATTATTTGGAAAATGCCGAAGAGCGATATAATTTCTATCATGAGAAAGAAGAACGCATACCATTTGACCTAGAATATTTTAATACCATCACCAAAGGCGGATTGCCGAATAAATCACTGAATATTGCCTTGGCTGGCACTGGCGTCGGTAAATCGTTGTTTATGTGTCACATGGCTGGTAATGCATTGACGCAAGGTAAGAACGTCCTTTATATTACAATGGAAATGGCAGAAGAACGTATCGCCGAAAGAATTGACGCTAATCTATTGAACTTGAGTATCGATAATATCGAAACTCTTTCGAAAGATATGTTTTCGGATAAGGTTAGAAATATCGCAGCCAAGACCAATGGTAAACTTATCATAAAAGAATATCCTACTGGACAGGCACATGCTGGTCATTTTCGTGCACTACTAAATGAATTGAAACTAAAGAAACGATTTATCCCTCATATTATTTTTATTGACTACCTAAACATCTGCGCTTCATCTCGTATGAAGGGGATGGGAGGCTCGATTAACTCGTACTCTTATATCAAATCTATTGCCGAGGAGATAAGGGGATTGGCTGTTGAATTCAATTTGCCAATCATGTCAGCAACTCAAACCACAAGGGCAGGGTATGGTAACAGTGATCCAGGCTTGGAAGATACTTCTGAATCATTTGGACTTCCTGCTACTGCTGATCTAATGTTTGCGCTTATAAGTAATGAGGAACTATCCTCTAGAAATCAAATTCTAGTAAAACAATTGAAGAATAGATATAATGACCCCAACAAAGATAAACGATTCGTTATCGGCGTTAATCGGTCTAAAATGAAGTTGTATGATGTAGATGATACTGAACAAAAAGACATAGTTGATGACACTCCAGTATTCGATTCTACTGCTGTTGGCAAGAGAATGAAACCGATGGAGGGTATTAAAGTATGACAGATCTAACACATACTCTTATTGCGGTTTCCCTATTGTACATTGCGTATACCTTCGGTAGAAATCATGGATTAAAACATGGATTTAATTCTGGTATCGAAACGGTATTACAGGCGTTGATTAGATTGAAAATTATTAAAGATGCATCTTTTGAAGATGATACCATGAATGAGGAATAATGAAAAATATAGCATTTGTTGATACTCTTGGTCTTTGCTATGATGGATCGACTTTAAGTAAAAGAGGATTGGGTGGTTCTGAATCCGCTGTTATTCTCATGTCAAGGGAATTGGCTAAACTCGGATTCAACGTGAAAGTATTTAATGACTGTATAAGTGATGACACCAGCCCTGGATACTATTACAGCGTAGAATATGTGCCGCTCAAGGATATCGAAAAATATCCTGGATTTGACGTTTTTATTGGATCACGCTCCGTTGTTTCCTTCGCCCCAGATGAGATGAAGCAGCAATTCAAATGGGCTGAGAAACTTCCTAATCTTGAGAAAGTTGCTATGGCTTCCAAGCATAGGGTTCTCTGGATGCACGATACTTTTTGCGATGGTGATGATTATATTGAGGATTTTATTCTCGACGGTCGTATCCATGAGATATTCACATTGAGTGATTGGCATACGGGTTATGTTTCTCATTGTGACCATGGTCGTCGGCGTAATTTTGATGTGCTAAAGAATCACATATTCCATACCAGAAATGGAATTACATTATACAAAGATTGGGTCGACGTGCGCGCTAAAGACCCAGACCTGTTTGTATTTAATGCAAGCGTGACAAAAGGTTTGATTCCTTTAGTAAATGATATTTGGCCAAGAGTTAAACAAGCTATACCAGCTGCCAAGTTAAAGGTTATTGGCGGTTATTATCGGTTCCGATCTGACCATGGTCCAGACCAACAAGAGATGGATTGGAGAGCAATGGCTGATGACCCTACTCATGCTGCTCGTTCCGTTGAGTTTACTGGTATTATCCCGCAGCAGGAAATCGCAGATATTATGGCGAAAGCATCGTTTATGATATATCCTGCTGCTTTTCCAGAGACGTTCGGTATTTCTACTCTGGAAGCACTTGCTTATAATACGCCATTAATTACTTCTAGATTTGGTGCTCTTGAAGAAACCGCAATTGATATTGCCTGTTATAAGGCTCCATATCCTGTAGTCAAGAATTGGTCGTTACCTTGGCTAGACGAACAACATCAAGCAAATGTTTTTGCTGATATGGTTATAGACGCCTATCATAACAAGTATTTGCATCAGCAGAAAATGTATGCATGTAACCAAGTAAAAGATATTTGTACTTGGGAAACTGTAGCATTACAGTGGAGTCAGCATTTTCATCATAAACTTGGATGGTTTCTTCCCGTCAATGATTATCGTCGAGTGACGCACATTAACAGTCGTGTTCGTGAAGTTTTCGGTAAGCGTTTTAGTAACACTGAAGATATTCCTGTACTGAAACAGAAAGAAAATAAAATTGTCGTCATAACGCCAGTTTATAATTCCGCAAAGTACATTGAGAACTGTATATTATCTGTCGCGCAGCAAGATTATGATAATTATGAGATGCATATAATTAATGATTGTTCGACTGATAATACCGCTAGAATAGTCGAGAATACCATCACCAGGCTTCCTGTAAGGGTCCAGGAGAAGTTTTATTCTGTAGCTAATACCTATAATAAGGGAGCGGTATGTAATCAAATAGAGACGCTTAGGCGCGCTTGTGAACCTGGTGATATTGTAATGCTTTTGGATGGCGATGATTGGCTCGTCAATAACCCAAATATCTTTCACAAATATAATAATATGTATATTGCTGGCGCAGAATATACTTATGGAAGCTGTTGGTCGTTGGTTGATAATATACCTCTAATCGCTCAACCGTATCCCCCAGAAGTCAAAGCCAATAAAAGTTATCGTAATTATAAGTTTAATTGGAACATGCCGTATCCGCACTTGCGTACATTCAAGGCAGATCTTGCTCTTGGATTAGACGAAAGTCTATTCAAAGATGAAGCTGGTAAATGGTTCATGGCTGGCGGGGATAATGCTACTTTTTATAATATAATCGAGCGAGCTGATCCCGATAATATTATTTGTGTTCCAGATATCGTTTATAATTATAACGACCTTAATCCACTTAATGATTACAAGGTGAATGGGTCCGAGCAAAATGAAACTGCTTCCAAGATAATAGGCACTCCAGTAAAATTGGTTAAATTTGATGATAAAGTTATTAATAGATTAAAACAGTTGGGTTCTCAAGATTTGTTACCAGTTGCGCACAGGAATTTTTTATCTCAGTTATCAAACACGGTTAAACCGAAAATAATTTACGATATCGGCGCATGTGTTTTGCATTGGACCCGAGTAGCAAAAAATGTTTGGCCAGATAGTGAAATTATTGCGTTTGAGGCAATGGACGAACCTTCTGTAATATACGAAGAAATGCATATGAAGTATCATTGCGGACCTCTCGGTGATATCGATGGTAAACAAATTCAATTCTTTGAGAATCTTGAGCATCCAGGTGGTAATTCTTATTATAGAGAGAATATCGATGTTAATCCAGAGGCGCATGATTATTTCCCAGATAGTAGCGCAAAGACAAAGATTCTTTCTCGGCTTGATACTATTGTAAGGAAGAAAAATTTCCCTAGACCAAATTTAATTAAAATGGACGTTCAGGGCGCAGAATTAGATATTCTGAAAGGATGCGGTGATTTACTTGACACTTGTGACCATCTTATATTAGAATTACCTAATGTCGAGTACAATACAGGCGCACCCGAAAAAGAAAAAGTAATTGAGTGGCTACAGGAAAAAGGTTTTGATTGGTGCGGTTGTTTCTGCGGTGGTTCGATCGACGGTGATCATTATTTTAGAAAAAGTAAAGGAAGATGAGTATGAAAAGGATACTAATTGCTATTCCAACAGCGAAGTATATTGAAAGTGAAACATTTAAATCGATTTACGATCTTATTGTACCAGATGGATTTGAAGTAGACTTCCAGTATTTTTATGGTTATCAGATTGACCAGATTCGTAATCTGATCGCGCATTATACTATTCAAGGTGGATATGATTATCTTTTCTCTGTAGATAGTGATATTATTCTACCAAGAGATTCTCTTGTCAAAATGCTTATGAGAAAAAAACATATTATCACTGGCGTATATCGTCAACGGCTCCCAGAATTGGCTATCGAAATCTATGATCGCAATCAAGTACGAATTGACTGGAAAGATTTGAAAGGTCGAGGTGTCGTACAAATTGGTGGTTGTGGCTTTGGTTGCGTATTGATTGCAACTGAAGTGCTATCCGCTATTGGTTATCCGCAATTTGAATATCATTCTGCGATTAATCACAATGATACATTTAGTGAAGATGTTGACTTTGCCAAAAAAGCAATTGGTAAAGGATATATTATGTGGTGTGACAGTAGTATTATATGCGGGCATAGAGGCGAATATACATATACAATTGATGATGTTTCTAATGTAGAACCAGAGGCAGTAGTTCAAGAAGCTACAATAGAACCAAAAAACTTATCTGATTTGCAGGAAAGGTACAATAGAGAGTTAAATAGATTATCGAATTTAAATTCACTGACGCAGGATCATACTAGATTTTTGACCGCGTTTGCTTCTAATGTTCCTAACATTAAAACGATTTATGATATTGGCTCGTGTACTTTGAACTGGACTAAACCAGCGCAACAAATTTTTCCCAATTCAAAGATTATCTGTTTTGAAGCAATGGAAGAAATTCGTGATCTATATAATGGTAATGGTTGGGAAAATTACATTGCTGTGTTGAGTGATATGGACGGAAAGGAAGTAAAGTTCTATCAGAACCCAGTATCACCAAACGGTAATAGTTATTACAAAGAAAACTTTGATTGGAATAATTATGCGAATACATTATTTCCAGAAGATTTAGCGGTTATGAAAACGACCAGATCTTTGGACTCTATTGTATCAGAGAATGATTTGCCTTTACCAGACCTAATTAAGATTGACGTGCAGGGATCTGAGCTGGATGTATTGAAAGGTGCATATAATACTTTGCAAACATGTAATCATGTTATAGTTGAATTGCAACACATTGATTTAAACATTGGTGCTCCTTTGGCTGATGAGGTGATTGGATTTATGACTAGTATTGGGTTCACAAAGCACGTAATTATTGATGGTAATAAGCAGACATACGATGCTGACTATTATTTCACAAGGTGATATTAATGGATTACCCCGATTTATCGAATAAGAGCGTAGCAGTTGTAGGAAATGCTTCTTCTATTTTAAAACACAATAGCGGGGCAGAAATAGACTCGCATGATTTCGTAATACGATTCAACCGAGCTATGAATCTAACTGAATATAACCCTGAGTGGGATATTCATGTAGGCACCAAGACTGATATGTGGTGTGTTTGGCATTTTGAAGAAGATTTAAAAAATATTCCAAAGGAGCCAGAATATATTATGTGGATGGCTTTTTGGGATGAGAATGGGAGAGACGATGTATTAAAATATCCCGAAACATTAATAGCAAACTTGATCAAAAAGACTGGTTTGCGCTTACCAACATCTGGGTTGATGTTATTGGAATGGTTGGATCAACAAAATACTGGACCCGTTTCGGTTTATGGTTTTGACTGGTTTGTTTCTCCTTCTTCCCATGAAGGTACTGAATGGAATGATGAACTTAAAAAAAAGGTAGATAACGCTGGTCATAATTTTAATTATGAACGAGAGTGGTGTTTGGCGATGTATAATAAATTTTATTTTAAAGGGTAACAAAATGTTTAAATCGTTTAAGAATGAAGTGGTAACTGTTATTACTCCTATTGGCGAGATTGTTGGTCGTATTTCCAAATACGATACGCACACGATCACTCTGAAGGATCCCCGATTATTTGTAGCTGAGAACGAAAATGGATATGGATTTGCTCCAGGTATCTCGATGACTGGTAATATTAATCCTACTAGTGCAGAATTTTCTGTATATTCTATCATTTCTATTGTCGAGTCGCATCCAGATATCGTTGCTGGTTGGACTCGGGCAACTAGTGGTATTATTCTATGAGTGGAAAGGGCAGCAAGCCTAGACCGTTTTCGGTTGATAAAAAAGTGTTCGACGAAAATTGGGATAGGATATTTGGTAAGAAAGAAAACAAATTTTGGGTTCATGATTGCGATCAAGAGGGAGTTATTTCCGTTCTTGCTGGTGAAGAGTGTAACTGGTGTGGTATGAAGGAGGATTCAGAATGAGTCAATTGCTTTTAGAGAATGAATATGCAAATTCGTTGAGTAATGTGACGGGTGATATTTATTATCATCTTCCCCTGTTACGCTCACTGGCGACGGAGGTGAATCATGTTACTGAGATGGGTACACGTTGGGGAGAATCAACCCGAGCATTTCTAGCTGCGCCTTGTGTGTTCCGTGCGTATGATATTGAATTGAACGATCATGCATCATATGTTTTTGACATCGCTAGAAATATGGGAAAAGATGTCCAATATATTAAGGCGGACACTTTGAATTTAGAGATCGAGGAAACCGACTTATTGTTTATAGACACAGAGCATACATATGATCAGCTCTCTCAAGAACTGAAGATTCATGGTAACAAGGCAAGAAAATACCTTGCATTCCATGATACAGAATATTGTGCTGCTCAACTTTGTCCTGCTATTTTCGAATTTCTTCGAGATAATCCGTTGTGGCGTATCAAGTATCATACACGAGAGAATAATGGGTTGACCGTACTGGAGCGTACAGATGGCAGAAGATATATTTGATTTTGGATTTACAGCTGTAACAGAGCAGGAATTGGAGACAGTTCAGGCGACTACTCAGCAGCTTGAGTCTACTGCATCAGATTTAACTGAGGTTCAACGCAGGCTGGATAAGTTATATGATTCTATTCAGCCATTGTTGAACAATCTCAAGAACGACCCATCCAAGGATTACATTTATTGGCCAAATCGTACAGTTAAAATCGAGCAGTTTCAAGATTTGCTGGATAATATTTACTGGGGTAGATGATGAGTTTAATTAGTGATTTGAGAAGTAACATCGTGCTGGTTCGTTTCCGTGATTTTTACAATAGTGATAATATCAAGGAGATGAATTGTACTTTGTCTTCTTTTATTGCTGGAGTAGAAGTCCCTAATCAGTCAGAGAAATCTGATTCAATTGTTGTATATTCTATCGACAAAGGCGAGTTTCGTGATGTGATGGTGAATACGATTGTTTCCTGGGAGCTGGTTGATTTATTATAAATATACGCTGTGTGGGGGTGTTAGATTTAAAAATCAAGATACCTCATAATTATAAATACTGTAATATTTTATTTTAGGAGTATTTTCATATGAAATCATTTCAACAGATTCGTGAAGAAACAGAAGATTCTATCAGAATAAAACATCAAAATAAGTTCGATGATCATATATTGAAAGCTGATGAGTATCTCGAGAAGGGAGATAAGAAAGACTTGATCAGACAAGCGCATCACATCAATATGGCTCATCGTACAGCTACAAGTTATCATAAGAAAACTGGTAAAAAGTTGAACGCCGCTGATTTTCCAGGATACGAGCATCCACAAGGACATATATCATATAGTCGATAAATGATATTAATTCTATAGGATTAGTAAAAATGGCTCAGGAAGGGTTTTTATATGAAGAACGCGCTTACAATGCTTTAGAGAAATATGGTATATCGACAGGAGGCACCGCTGGTGCCTCTCATGATAAATCAGATTTAACAATTTAAAGTACAAATGAAACGTCGTAATATACTTGGTAAATTCACTCCGAGAAATTCATATAAACTTCTCAACCCTTCTATTTCGGTTATATACCGATCTTTGTGGGAGAGAAAGGTTATGTTATATTGTGACCGTTCTGATTCTGTTATTTCGTGGTCTTCGGAGATGATTTCTATTCCTTATTTTAATCCTATAGATCAAAAATACCATACATATTTCCCTGATTTTTTTATTCGTTTTTACAATAAATTAAATATGCCCGTTGCCAAGATTATAGAGGTTAAACCCGTTTCGCAGATTAATTGGTTAGTAAACAGAGCCAAGTTTAAAGCAGCGAGGGAGTATTGCCTTGCGTACAATTTCGAATTTCAAGTCCTGACAGAGATGGATATAAAGCCATAGTTGAGAGATTTACATGATGACTTACATAGAAGAAACAGTTGAGAATGAATATGGATCTTTTGTTATTGGTAAATTATCTTATGATGAGAGAACTCACGATATTATTTTAAATGATTGGGACAGTTACATTTTACCTTTTATTTTAGAGTTAGGAACCAAGAGAACTGTCGTTCAAGCTGGTGGTTGGCAAGGATTATACGCTATTTTGTTATCAAAGTATTTTAGTAGAGTATACACTTTTGAAGCGGATCAGAGTAATTTCAGTTATCTTGTTAGGAATTGTATTTCGCATAGAGTGGATAATATATTCAAATTTGAATGCGCTTTGGGTTCAAGTTGTGGTATTACTTTTCTTGAATCCACTCTTACCACGGGTCAGCATAGAATAAACCATGATGGATATATCGTACATGAACAATTCAGAGAACAACCTGCAATTCTAACTCCCAAACCCAAAATCACTATTGACTCTCTAAATATTCCTGACTGTGATTTAATACTATTAGATGTAGAAGGTTATGAATCCTTTGCTCTAACTGGCGCACTCCAAACAATAGAAAAATATAAACCCGCCATTATCGTAGAAGAATATTGGAAAAAATCTGACCACTTAAATAATCTAATCTCGTTTCTAAATACACAATATGGATATAAAATAAAAGCAGAATTCCCACAAAATAAAATACTCACTGTATAAAGGTAATAACAATGAAACTCTCTCTATTCCGCTTTCTAATAGACATCTCTGATAGATTTAATATATTTGTATCTGATATGTTTAATATAAATCCAAAGAAAAAACTACTAGAAGCAACCCAAGATCTATACACTATAGAACAATTAGATAATACCATAGGAAATGCAATAGGCGCAAAAAAGTCTAATATTCTATAATCTTCGTAAATCTACCTCTAAGTCAATTACACAATATATCGGTGAAATTAACCTATATTATAGTAAAACAAACTAAATTCCGTAAATAAGAATATGCATAAGGTGAAATACACCTAAAAATAGTCATTATGGCTGTACAAAGAGTGATAATGCGTAATACACTGTGATAATGCGTAATACAGTGTGATAATGCGTAATACAGCTGGATATCGTGGGAACTCCCCTATCCTAGCTAAAAAGTACAACAAATTCAATAGTCTAGCAAATTATTTAATTTCATTCTACCATTTGCCTTTTCCCTGTAATTATAGTAGAATAAGCATGTCGGTGCGGTCGGGGTGGATACTATGGATAAGTCATTGAAATCATTAATGAATTTTCATTTGCCTTTGCTGCGCGCA